AGTGGATTCGTCCGAAGCCTCATCGAAAGAGTCGGAGTCCCAAGTACTGGACACGAAAGTGGCACGGTTACTCTCCCTGATTCATGCCTTGCGGAGTCATTCTCCTCCGGAGAAATCGTCTGGTCCGCCGTCTACAACAAGCCCGCAAGAGTCGACCACGAAGTCTCCATCGACTACCAAGCAGAAAAAGCAGGATTCGTAGACGTAAACTACGAGAAGAAGTACGGAGCTAAGTGCTATGGAATCTACATTCTAGAAGACGTGCGGGAAGATATGGATAAATGGGCAAATGTAGAGAAGGGCGGGTTTTCTGCCTACTCCCTTGCCTATGACCTAGGAAAGTTATCACACCTTAAAAAATACGGAGTTGATTTATCACGTATCTAAAAATACTTCTTGACTTTCGTTGCTGTTGTCGGTATAATATACTATATTGAAATGAGGAGAATATCAAATGGAATTAATAGCAGGAATGTTTGTATTCGCCGCCTGTGCGGCAATCCTAGCAGTCTACCTAGTGCTGGTAGACGGTGGGCGATAGATTTTATCAACAACAATTAGAGGCTACTGGGAACTGTCCTGGGGCTACATCAACTCAACAAAGAAGGAAACGTAAAATGGCATGGACTGACGAGCAGAAAGCAGAGGTTATTGAGGCATACGAGTCTCAAAATCCTACTCCCGAAACGTCAATGGAAATTGTAAAAGACATCGCAGACGAGTTTGACCAGTCACCTAATGGTGTTCGTATGGTACTTACTAAAGCCGGTGTCTATGTAAAAAAGTCCCCCGCCTCTGGTGGGACATCAAAGGCGAGTGGAGCGACGGGTAGTGCTCGTGTCTCTAAGGCCGCCGCCATCGAAGCTCTTACCGGAGCACTTACTGATGCAGGTCAAGAAGTTGACGAAGAAATCGTTAGCAAGTTGACAGGTAAAGCAGCAATGTACTTTGCAGGCGTTATCGCAGCAGTAAATAGTTAATCTATGGGGCGTAAGCCCCTTTTCACGCTCTAGTAGAAGAGGCACGGAAGAAAATTCTGCCAACCCACTTCACTAGGAGTAATTGTGAAAAAAGAAGAACTAGCAGACTTGGTAAGAGAACAGGGCGATTCTGTTATTACCTATCGAAGCGAAAACAGTAATAAGTTAAAATACAATGTTTGTACGTTGGATTTTACTACGCCTTATATTCAAGGAAAAAAGAACAGGGCGAAAGAGTCTAAAGATACTATCCTAATGTTTTGTTGGGATACAGACTCTTATCGCCTATTAAAGCCTGCCAGTGTAACCAGTGTGATACCTCTAGCTTCTATTTTGAAGAACGAGGTTTAACATGGAGTTATACCAAGCCCCAGAGCTTTACGAAAAAATAATTCACTACGACGAAGTCAAAGAAGTACAAACACGCCTCACGGTGTCTACTTTTCGAGGTATAGAGTATCTAGGAATACGCAAGTATTACTTGGACTTTAACGAAGAGTGGAAGCCTAGTAGTGAGGGGATATCTATGCCTCTTGACTTTGACAACTCAAGAAATCTTTTTGTTGGGTTGGTAGAAATCTTATCGCTTGCAGAAAGTAAAGAAATCATTGAAGAACACTTTTCTGATCTTATCAAGGACTTATACACAAAATAGTTCTTGACTTTTCATCCTTCTTTCTGTATAATATTGTTTATTGAGTGAGGGAACTATATGCAACATTTTTTGGAAAAGGCTTCTGCGATGTACTACTCAGGCACTCCGATAATCTCGGATGCTGAGTTTGATTCATTAGCAAGATTGTACCACTATGATACTGTAGGGCACACCGTTACTGACGGTATTCCCCACCTTTATCGTATGTACTCTCTACAAAAAGTCTTTGACTTAAATGACATAGAAGCTACAACAGCTCCTATGGTGCGAACACCTAAACTTGATGGGGCGGCAGTGTCGTTGCAATATGTCAACGGCCATCTGGCTCAGGCGTTAACTCGAGGTGACGGCAATCTTGGTCGTGATATCACGTTAAAGCTAGAAGAGCTAGTACCTCCACAAATCAGTATTTTAGACAAGATTCAAATTACTGGTGAGATCGTAGCTCCGGATACGATTGCAAACGCTCGCAACTTCGCGGCGGGGTCGCTTAATCTTAAAGACCTTTCAGAATTTCGTTCTCGCGCACAGACTCTTCAGTTTGTCGCATACGATATTCAAGGGGTTGATTTTGATAGGCTCTCTACTGCGATGGATAGTTTGGCCCAGGACGGCTTTAATGTTATTACTCTCTTCGATGCAACTGGCTATCCTACGGATGGTGAGGTGTTTAGAGTAGATAACTACGAAGCGTTCTATAGAATGGGATATACAGCTCACCACCCCCGAGGAGCTTTTGCTCTCAAAGAGCAGAAAGAGGGGGTGATTACAGAATTACTTGATGTTGTGTGGCAAGTTGGTAAATCAGGAGTTGTGAGTCCTGTTGCTATACTGAAGCCTGTCGAAGTAGGAGACGCACTCGTGAGCCGTGCAACTCTACACAATATTGAGTACATTCGCTCCCTCAACCTAGAGATAGGTTGTTCAGTTGAAGTTATACGCAGTGGGGAAATCATTCCACGAATCGTGAGACGAGTGGACATCGAGAAAAATAGTTCTTGACTTTTAGCTCAACTTTGCGTATAATATCCTTTCACTTAATCGGAGTAGTCCATGTTTCAAGAAATCTCCTTCCCTACTAACTGTCCTTCTTGTGAAGCAGAGTTAGAGTGGGTAAATGATTCTCTGTACTGCCGTAACCATTTGTGTCCTGCACAAAATGCTAAGGCTGTGGAACATTTTGCTAAAACAATGAAGATCAAGGGTCTCGGCCCTGCGTCTATTCAGAAGTTAGGCTGGACTTGCCCGTCCGAAATTTACCTCGCCTCGGGTGAGAGTATCTTAGCATCGTTGGGTTCTGAGAAAGTGGCATCTAAGCTCGAGGCGGAAATCGTTAACTCGTTTAACGCTCCCCTCGAGCTTCTTTTACCCGCCTTTGGTATTCCTTTAATCGGAAAAACGGCAACACTGAAGCTGTCTGAGACTATTAATCATATTTCTCATATTGACGCAGACGCTTGTGAACGTGCCCGATTGGGCCCAAAAGCAACACAAAACTTACTAGACTGGATAGAAGATGAGCTACCCTTCTTCGTGGATACTATGCCACATAGTTGGTACTTCTCAGATACTCCACCTCCTGCTGTGAGTAAGGGTATGGTGTGTATTAGTGGGCGCTTGAAGAGTTTCAAGAGCAAGGCTGATGCTACAACCGCTTTGAACGCGGCAGGCTATGAAGTAAAATCTAGCCTAACTAAACAAGTAGGCTTTCTCATCAATGAAGGTGGGAGTGAGTCTGCTAAAACACGACAAGCCAGAGACACTGGCGTTACTATAGTAACTGATCTTAGATCATTTTTGGAGAATTAAAATATGGCACTTCCTAAGTGGACCGATGAGCGTACTGATGCGCTTACAAATTTTGTCGGAGGCGAAAGCCCCGTATCCCAAGCTACTGTTGCAGAAGCAGCAGCTCAGCTTGAAACCTCTGCTCGTTCTATCTCTAGCAAATTGCGAAAGATGGGTCACGAAGTAGAGCTTGCTTCTGCTGCCGCAGGCAAGTCTTTTTCTGAAGACCAAGAAGCTACTCTTCGTGCTTTTGTTACTGACAATTCTGGTCAGTACACATATGCTCAAATTTCTGAGCATTTTGAAGGCGGAGAGTTTTCACCCAAGTCAATCCAGGGCAAGATTTTGTCTATGGAGCTGACTGGGCACGTAGCCCCTGCCCCTAAGGCTGAGGCTGTACGTACCTACACACCTGAAGAGGAGGCTTCATTCGTCTCTATGGTGAATGATGGTGCTTTTGTTGAAGCTATTGCAGAGTCCCTCGGACGTTCTGTCAACAGCATTCGTGGTAAGGCTCTTAGCTTGCTTCGCTCCGGTGAAATCAATGCTATTCCTCGCCAAGAGACAACAAAAGGTCCAGCTAACGCTGACCCTCTTGCTGGCGTAGATGTTGCTTCTATGACTGTAGAAGCTATTGCTGAGAATATCGGCAAAACCGCTCGTGGAGTCAAGACTATGTTGACTCGCCGTGGCTTAGCGGCCTCGGACTACGACGGTGCAGCTAGGTCTGCAAAGGCATAGTAACTTTCTATGTTGTAGGCGGCTGACTCCGCTTGGGGCCAGCCTTTTTAATGTTCGGGGGAACTGTTGAATATATCTAGTGCTTTAATTAAGCAGTGTATTGTTGTGGAGGACTTTGAGACGTGGAGCTATCTGCGTAAAGAGTATCTTCCGGCAGAATACCATCTGCTGTATGAGGCAATAGATAATCATTGCGAGACGCATCATCAGTTCCCTTCATTTGACGATCTCAAGTTAAGTATACGACACCCCGCTACTAAGAGCAAAGTTTTTGCCTTAGAAGATGTTGAAGTAGACGTAGATCCAGCTACGCTTCTTGAGTATTTAAAGAATGAGTATACTCAAAAAGAGATTTTGAACTCTCTTGATAAGTATATCGACAACACGGTATTGTTTGCAAATGCAGAAGAGTCAGTTGATGAGCTTCATCAGCTTGTTCTGGACATAGAGACAAAGGTAGACTTAGAGGCTCCTCAAGAAAGTATGCAGCGCATAAACTTGATGGAACCCGAAGAAGATCGAGCCAAGCATATAGGCTTGGGACTAAATCTCGACTACGACCAAGACATTACTTTCAGCCCTCGGGATCTTATTCTTGTTGGCGGAAAGAGAGGCTCTGGTAAGTCTATCGCTTGTGCAAATGTTGCAAATAATGTCTTTCAATCTGGTCGTTCAGCTATTTATTTCACTATTGAGATGGATAGTAGGTCAATATTGCAACGATGTTGCTCTATCGCTACGGGCGTTCCTTTTTCGAGAATCCGTTCTGGCAACCTTACCAACATGGAGTGGGAAAAGGTTGCAGGGTGGCAAGCCTCTCGATTCCAGCACGGCCAAGAGCGTCTGCTTGAGTATAAAAAGAGTACTGCACGAGACTATAACGAGTTCCACCATAAACTTACAACGCAGCATGAGCTTCTCCCGACTCAGCAGCTTGATGTAGTTTATGACCCCAGCCTGACTATCGCTAAGATACGGGCGGAGCTTGATAAAAAAGTCTCTAGGCTTGAAGCCAGTGTAATTATTGTAGATTATATAAATCAAGTAAAGCGCTCTAGTGTACCCTCTCGAGGAGGCCAATACGACTGGACGGAGCAGATTGAAGTCAGTAAAGCGTTAAAATCCATGGCTCAAGAGTATGAGTGTGCAGTGTTCTCTCCGTATCAGACAGATGCAACGGGAGAAGC